GAATCATTCTTCTTATCATCAGAATCATCTTGCTCATAATCTTTCTTGGTGAATTTTGCATCAAGTTCACCCTTCGCCTTGCCTTCTAACAACTCTTTGATTTTGTCTTCTAAAGCCATTTGATACTCCTTTATTTCCATTATTTTATTTATACAATTTTAAAATTCACTAATAACCATCAATTATATATTTTTCATTGATAACAATATCATCTTTTTGTTAATTCTTCCATCATAAACTTAAACGCCTTGAGTTTTCGTTCTTCAGTAATCTTCTTCTTTTTTAACTGTTCAATGGTCATTTCTTCTAATGCCCCATCGGCGGTAAAAAACCATTCCTTTCCTTCCATGATGCCATTAACCAGAGCGGAAGAATAGGAAGGATCTCCTACGATATCGACAGTGTTAATAACGAAGTCACCCTGAACCTCATTAAGACCATTTGATAGAGTTTTTACTGATCCAAGGCCGCGTGTGGAAACACCAAGCTGTACGCCACCTTCAAGCAAACGCTGAGCGATAAGACCCATGGGCGTATCCATAATTTTAGCGCGACCAATAACATCATCACCATTCCATCCCATCTTTTCAATGAGATGAGAAACGCGATCTAGGTTAATCGTAGGGCCAGAAGGATGATTTAGTTCACCCATGGCGCGCTTCGAATCGATGACTGATTGGAATTTGTTAAGAGCGCTTTCCAATACGGGCTTTGAATAGATGCGATTATTACGGTTCGGTTTTGTTCCGGTGAAAATGCCCTCAATGAAGTATGTTTTCTTACCGTTTACCGATTCAGTAATCGTTTGGACTTCTTCCGATAGTTCTGATATGAGTTTCACTGTAGTTTACCTATTAGCTAAGAACTTCTGGTGGGTTAACTGCACTGAATCCAGACGTTTTAGACAATTCCAGAATAAGTGTGCCACCAGCTGAGGTGTTGAACGTAACAACGATATTTTGAGTAGCTTGTTCATTTGATCCGTACTGTAATGTGTCATGTCCGAAAAGCTTAAAGACGGGCACCAAGTTTCTTGCGACAGTAACGTCACCGCTAGAAGAAACAGAATACGCCAAGCCCGAGATTCCAACTTTCGGGCTAGATGCAGTTTGACCAGCGACGACAAGATCAGATGTGATGTCTATAGTTGCTGTATCAGCGGCTGCTGTTCCAACAATCTTAACGACTGCTCTATTGTGAGTTTTTGTCATGTAATGTACTGTTGCAGTCATTTACTATTCCTTATGATAAAACATGAATGTCACCCTGGTGACCTTTGTCTTTGAAGTGTTTTACTGCGGCTTTAGATGCCTCAGAGAAAGTTGCTTCACCAGAATGTTGATACGTTTGGTCTTTATGCTTGTCCCATGAATGCTTAGCAGGATGAACAGTGCTGAACATCCATCCATAACCCTTACCAGACGGTCTCTTACCGTTAGCGTACTCATAATATCCCTTTGAGATCTCAGATACACCTTCATTCAATTCAACAGATTCATTCAGATCATTAATTTTTCCCCAGCGAATAACCTTTCGATCACCCGTCTTTGGATGCTTGTAATATTGACCAGAATGTTTCCCAGCAATTGAAGAATGGGTATGTTCATATCCGCTATCGATCAATTGCTTAGCAAGCATCTTCAATTTTACTGCAGAACTGATAGCTGCTTCATCAATTTTCTTTTCTTCCTGTTTCTTCTTTTTGCGAGCAGCAAGATAGTCATTGATCTTAGCACCAATCGCTATGCCACCAACAAGTGCAGCAGCACCAAGAATAGATTCATTCACTTCAGCGTCTTTACTTGCTGCTCTCTTTGTGGTATATTTCTTAAGTCTTTTTAAACCTGCAGCTGCACCCAATCCATGAGCTCGATACGCATTTAGAAGTTTTGCATCGCGGGCGTCTTTCTTCTTTTGTTCTGGTGTTCTGTCGCCATCTTGATGCGGTATTACAGCGGTTGGAAACCACTCAGTGAGTTCATCAGTTGATTCATTCAGTTTAGAGTCAATATAATCATTCACAAACTTCTTAGCTGATGCTTTAGCCAAGCCGTGAATGCGAGCAACCTTATTTGAAACACCATCAACGTGACCCATTAACGCTTCAGCCCCGCCTTGTTTCTTATAGGTATCGATATGCTTGTCCATATGCTGACTAATTGTGTCATAGAGTTCAGCTATTTTAGATTCATCTAATGACTCTGTTTCTTCTTTCAGCTTGAATTCTCCAGGTTTAAGAGTCAGGTTGGTAACGTCCCATCTTTTATGCGGATTTGCCAGTTGAACGTTGATTCTACCATCGTCGTGTTTATAGAAAATTCTGCCAGTTTTGCCGTGTAATGGATGACCGGGCTTTTCAATCGTAGCGTGTTTGTAAGTTGCTTCATCAAGATCAACTTCTTCATTACTAACATCTTTCCATCCACCCTTACCAATGGTACCGATATGTTTGCCATTATGATAAGCATGAACAGGAATGCCATGGCGAGCAGCATGTAATTGCATAGTTTTTACTACAGGATGATCGGCATTCGCCTTTCCTGCAGCAGACGTAATGAAGTTCTTGATATGACCATCATCTTCATAGAATCGAGTAAGATCAGTAGCTTCTGAGAATAATTCTTTGAATTTTTTCATTTGATTACTCTCCAGTAATCTTGCGCGATTTACCTTTAGGAAGAGCGCCCATCTTCGACTTCATCAATGCAGCGATAGCATCAGTGTTGAATTTCTCTCCAGTTTCACCGGCGTTCTTCTTAGGACGACCGCGACCTTTCTTAACAGCAGGAGTAGGCTTAGAGATTTCGTTACCATCTTCGTCAGTTACAAATCCACCACCATAATGACCCTTCACGCTGCGAGTACCAGTAGGAATCTCACCTTTGGTTTTCCAGTTCTTTCCTATCTTGCCAGTAAATTCAGTATGAGCGTATTCAGCTTCGTCAAGATCAACTGATTCATTTGACATTTTACCGTATTGGAGTTTCTTTATTGCTTTCTCTATATCATGGTGTCTTTTTGGTGTAACTGACTCAGGATAATTGGGATCAAGTTTTTGCTTTATCTGGTTTTCTTTGTCATATGTTTTATCAATCGCCACGCGGTGTTTTGAATCACCATCCTTTGTATATTCTCGGCGACCATATAATTCAGAACGTTTTGCTTTCAGAGCAACTATCTTAGGATCAGCATTTAATTCTTTGCCATGAGCGATTTTATCATTATCTTGTTTGCGTGCTTTCTGAATATAACTTCCAAGCAGTTTACCAGATATTTCATCCAGTTGTTGAAAATCTTCACTTTGCATATAATCTTCTAATTCTTCAACTGAAAAATCTTCTAGTTGCAGTTCTGTTTCTTCTTTCAGCTTGAATTCTCCCGGTTTAAGAGTCAGGTTGGTAACGTCCCATCTTTTATGTGGATTTGTCAGTTGAACATTGATTCTACCATCGTCGTGTTTATAGAAAATTCTGCCAGTTTTGCCGTGTAATGGATGACCGGGTTTTTCAATCGTAGCATGTTTGTAATTTGCTTCATCTAATGACTCTGTTTCTTCTTTCTGGAACATTGATTGAGCAATCTCAACTCGCTTAGTATCCAACGCAGAAGAAACCTTCTCATTCATGATAGCAATAAAATCTGCTGCGGTACCTTCCGCGTTCTTATTAAGGATATTATCCAATAGTGATTTGACAATAGTCATTTACTAACTCCTAATTATTGTTGAGGTTGATTCTGTTGCTGATCACCTTGACCAGCAGGCATCGTGCCGAAAGCCTGTTGCATTCCCATCTGTTGCTGTTGATCATACATCTGTTGTGTTTGATACCACCAAGGATGGTCAGCGTATTCTTGTTCCATCTGTTCTTCCATCTTTTCAACTTCTTCATTGCTGAACTTGAAGATATTCTTCGCTACGTTTTCCACACTAAAGTATTTACCCAACAGCGGCTCGATGGCTAGCGCTGTCTGAACTCGATTCATCAGGATTTCAGTATTCTTCAGTTCGCTAAAAAAATTGTCCTTCTGGAATCTGAAGTTAATCTGCTCTTTAATTTCTTCCCATTCGTCTTCAGCGATAACACCGCGAAGAATCAACTGAGTACGGAGCAGGTCATAAAACAATTCGCTGAACTTACGACGAACCTTACTAATGAATTTCTGGAACTTAACTTCATCACGAGTCACTTCAGTGCTACGACCGATACTGAAACCTTGATCTGGTAGAACTCTGCTGATAGGAATATTCAGTGCGTTATATAACTTATGCTGGAAGTATTCAACGTCAGTAAGTTCACCAAGGTTCTGACCACCTGGTAGGGTGGTAATTTCAGTACCCTTACCACCATCGCGTCGCGGCATCCAGAAATCTTCCATCATTGACATATATTTCTTGTCATCACGAACTTCACCAGTCTTTGCATCATAAACCAACTTGTTACGGTAGCGGTTCATGATATCTTTCACGTATTGCTCAGCCTTTCCTTTCGGAAGGTTACCCACGTCCACGTAAAAAATTCTACGTTCTGGAGCGCGTGATAAGCGATAAATCACGATAGCATCTTCAAGCATTCTCAGTTGATTAGCAGGACGCAACGCCTTTTGAAGGTAACTCATTACGTTGCCTGTGTTGCTGTCTGTGAAACCGCTGGGAATATAAACGACTGAATCGGTAGACATCTTGATACCTTGGGCAGCGGTGCTAGTTTGTTGTTGTGCTATATTAGTGTTAGTAATGAAACCATTCTGTGAATATACAAAATATTCCTTCATTCCCTTAACGATTTCAACTCCCTCTGGAGTCTTTTCCTTGATGATCTCGACAACTTTTTTGATCTTGGTTGCTTCGATTTGGCGAAGTTCGACAATACCGTTCTTCTGGTTCTTATCGGTGAGAACATTGAAATACAAGCGGCCATCAACGTACCATTTACGAAACAAATCTGGAGCCTTCTCGCTAAACTTAAGCAAAGAAAGAATCGTCTTAAATTCCTTGGTGATAGTGTCTTTGATGGTGTCAGATGCTTCCATTTTATCTAGGATGATTTCGACTAATTCGCCTTCATCTTCATATGGGATTGCTTCGTTGACGATATCTTGTATTGCAATATCCACTTCTGGATATAGTGCGAGTTCACGATATTTTTGGATGGCCTGGAGTTCGTCTTTAACGGTTCCGTCCATGTCAACATAGTAACCATAATATGATGCCGCAGAAGATGCTTGCATAGTGCCATCATCTAACTCCGGACCGACTACGGATTGCAGAACTTCCTCTATAGAGTCATCTGCTTTCCGTTTTCCAATTGACCATCCAAAAATGTTCATTAATTAAGCCTTGAAGAAGGAATCGTTAGATCCATCAAACGGATCAAATTGTTCAACTGCGAAAGTGATACTAAACTCTCCAACAACATCATTCTGTTGCCATGACAATTGCATTGGAGAAATGTTAACCGGGAAAATGCCAACAACTTTCCACGATTTGATAACATTGTTATTTCTGTCCAACAACTTTATGAGACCCTCGGCCTTGTACTCTGCCTGATTTGTAGTACCAGTATTATCAGTATAGTTGTTCATAGCGTTAGACCAATCTTCAAATAAAGATCTAATAGCCATATTTTGATCAGCGTATACAGTGACGTTCCATGGATCGAACGTTCTTTCGCCAGCCAGAGGAATCATGCGGCCGCGATGAAACACTTGTGCTTGACCAATGTTGCTACCGGGAATTTCTGTTGAATGACACAGAAAAGTAAAATCAGTTTGTCCTAATGAGTCAGCAAAAGAATTGCTTGTTAATTCTACAGAAAATTGGTTGGGGCGAATACCACCACCAATTGCTGATTTAAATTTATCAAGTTGAGCCATATGTAATACTCCTTTAATGTATTTTATTTATCGGGGGCATATTTCAGCCCCGATAGTTTAA